ATTAACTGAGCCGTTGCAATCATCTCCATAGGTCATCATTGATGCAACATCACGAAATGCTAAACTTTTATTAGGATAAATCCCAAGAAAAGCACATCGCAACATCAAAGAATTACCAATAGAATTGATATAAACCGTCAAATTATGCCCTGAAGGGGATGTACCCAAAAATTGCAACAAGTCTCCGTTATAAGCGGTGACTGGATAACAAATATCAGTAGCAATTCCCTCCATAATCTTTAAATCTTCTGTAGAATAATTTAAAGTCATCTGCGCAATTGAGATAAGCACCTTAAAAGATGCCAAATTAATTTGCGCAGGCATACGGGTATCATACTTCCCGTAATCGCCAGCAAGCATATTGTCGCCATATTTCTTCATGTATCTAACCAATTGGTCCCATTCAGGACCTTGGGCGTTGACACCAACAGCACACTCAAATAAAAGAGGATGCATGGAAATATGTCTACAGACTGGCAAAAAGAACTTCCTTACGAGAAGTTGGAAAGCTAAAGGTGCGCCTTGAAAAACACGCACTTTATCCTTACTCAATTTCGTGGGCTCGTCTTTGAGACAAGCTTTGAAAATAGGATAAGCTCTCTCTCCTCGCAAGTAAGCGAGCTCCATTTCCTCAGCATGCACCAAGAACTTCTTGTCCAATTCAGCGGGACAATTGAATTCTGGGTAATGTTCGGGATCCAAATAAGTTATGTAAGCAGACTTCGGACCAGTCAGGGGATATCCTGCGGATGTAGAAGGTACAATTTTATCTAAAAAACGTTTTCCATCAACACCACACAGAGTTTCCATTTCTGTTAAAGGTCGGATTTCTTTCCGCAAACTTGGAGAATGCTCAAGATGGTAAAGAATAGGCTTAAGATAATCTTTGACAGCCCATTCTAATTGCAACGGTGGCAAACCAGCACTAGGCCTCGATGTATTAATCAAGGTATCGCGCCAAGGTTTCCAAAATTGCCGATTACCATCAGCATCCTTAGGAGCAAATTTTGGTGCACCCCAAATACAGGGTACACCCATAACTTCCTCTACAAGTGGAGATATAGGAGTTTTGGTCACAAGGCTAGAGACATTAGTAGTCTTACCTTCACACGATCCAAAAACTCGCATTGATCCTCCATTTTCAAGGAAGTTAACGGGAGAACGAGGCGACAATTCGTCTCCCTTGAAAAACTGGACATCA